GGATAATTAGAAGTAGTTTCATGAAGATTGAATAGACGATCAAAGTATTCGTCCATCCCAATACTATTGCGAGTAATTCTATCCATTAGGGTAGGAAGATCCGCAGCAGTATACCTTGTGAGGTTAGTCATTATAGTAGCTCCTTTAAAAGCGAGTTTGTTTTGTGTGGATCCTTTCGGCATCCGTATATAATTTATAATGAAAACACAAAAAAGGGGAGTGTTGAACTCCCCACTTCTTTATTCGGGATTCTCTACTTGTTTTAAGTGCGTTGTTAAAGCATCTTTCCATTGCTTTTCAGTATAACCACAAGCAATAAAAAATCTACGAACCATCTCTAAAAATTGAGTTTCATTTAGATATGGGTCGTCACATCTAATGTCTACGTCTTCTTCAGGTAAAACAAATTTAGCATTTGGGTTTGTATGCCAGGCAGCATTTTCGTTAGTATGATTGTAACGAAATTGAAAACTTCCAGAAGCCATCACTCACCATCCTCAACCTTTTTCTTTTTCGCACCAATATTATACTTGGTTTCTAGAATCCAATCACCCTTTTCCTTATAAGAAATAACTTTAATCTGATTCAAAGGAGCAATATCTACAATTTTTTCTGCCTTGACAACTGTAATAAGTCCCCAATCAGACAAAAGTTGAATAATTCTGTTTCTTCTTTGAACATCATTCAATGTTAAGTTTGCATACTTACCATCAAGTGCAAAAAGTTCTTTAAAGTGAACAATATAATATCGACCTTGCTTATGAAGGATATGACAAGACTGATAAATCTTTTTTTCTTTACGTGAGGCAACTCCAATACGAGTTAACGTTTCACGAACTTTCAAAAAGTCATCAGGTTCGTTTAAAACCACCTCAATCATTTGTTCAGGAGTCCAATTCACAATAGGTTCAACAATAGCAGTCATTTCATTCCTCCAGTTTCAAATTTTGATTTTATAAAATTGATTTGCTCTTTTGTTAAAATTTTCAAAGCTTGCTTTGCCTTTTCATCGTTGTATCCATAATAAAGTTTAATGCAATCGATATCTTTAATTATATCTTTACGAATCCAAGGAGAAAATCTTTTCTTTTTCCTCAGACTATTTATATAAAAATCATATTGCATCTTCTTTGAAAGAAAATGATATTGATTCATTTCATTCGCAAACATTATACAATCAATATGACCAGAAAAGCACCGATTGATAACATATGGAGGATATTCCTTTTCAAGTGAAGGATTTTCATCAATTAAATTAACCTTTGTCTGATTGATTGAATTCAACCAATCTTTAAGTTCAACTTTCATAATCAGGTTTATTATACTTCAAGTATTCAAAAAAAGTAAGTTTCATCTCTTTCTGTGTCATACCACAATGTTTTGCAGCAGCAGGAAGAGTCATTTTTGCACGAAACAAACCTTCATTTGCTTCTTTTACATTTTCAGGATTTGTTTTTATTGGAATCTCATAGAGAGATGCTTTATTAATTTTATATGGATTCATTTGAATTCGCACTCACACATTATTTCTGTCAATGCTGCTAGGAGGTTAATTTCCTGGTCAGCAACGAACGCACATTGATATTGATACTTTGCAATCACAAGAACCGCAGCAGGAATACTAGAAGGGACAAGTGATTCATAGCAAGCATCATAAATCCTACGAAGAAGGACGGTTGCATCATTATCAAGATTCGATACTACCCACTTACGAACTTCTGGAAAGTTTTTTTCTTTGAGATTCTTGATGAGTTCATTTACAGAGATGTCAGAGAAAGATGCAAGAATACCAGAATCAATTTTTCCTCCAGTGGAATACCTCTGAAGAGTATTGAGAAGTTGCCTTGTATCTGGAAAATAGTTTTTAATGAGTTCTGCTACAACTTTTTTATCATACTCAACTTTTTCCTCATCAAGAATATAGGACATTCTATTAAAAATAGAAACCATCAACTGGGATTTTTCATTCTTTGGAATAGGAGTATATTTAAGAACAACACACCTTGATTGAATTGGTTCAATAATCTTGTTTAGATTATTACAAGTAAAAATAAAACAAACATTATTGTGAAGTTGTTCAATTACACCACGAAGACAGAGCATCACATCATTAGTTGTTCCATCAAACTCGTCAAAAAATACCACCTTTTTCTTATCATTAAACATAGAAACAGTTGTTCCAAAGTTGATGACTTGATTACGAATAGTATCCAAATACCTACCCTCAGATGAACCATTCAAAAACAAAACATCTTGTTTGGTAATCTTACAGAGAGTTTTGATTGTTTGAGTTTTTCCACATCCTTGAGAACCTTGAAGGATAAGATTTTGATTTAGTTGCCCTTCATTTACTACATTAGTAAAAAACTCTTTTAGGCTTTTAGTAAGAATCAAATCTTCAACAGATTCTGGTGCCCATTTTTCAACCCAGAGAAATGGTTTGTTATCGGTCAGTTCCATATCAAAAAAATAAAAATCAAATGTAATAATAATTTGGGAACGATTTACTTCTCATTCTCCAACTTGCAGTATCCCTGTGGATATCAAGTATTTTAGCACACTCTTTTACAGATTCATAAATGACTCCATCAACACAACATTTTTTACCCATAGATTTTGAAAGATTTTTTCTGTGCTCTTCAGTAAAGGGAATTCCTTTTCTTGGGTGAGAATTTTTAGACCAATATTCTTTTTGCGATTTACGCATTTTATCAATAGAATCTTTTGTGTGTTTTGTTCCCCATAGAGAATTTAATGAAGGTTTTAACCATTCACAATATTGTTGCTCTACTGATTTAATTTCCTCATCTTCGTGAATCCACTTAACTACTTCAATAGTAAAATTATGATACCCATACTTTAAAAAATTTTCATAAAGTTTAGGACAATCCATTTTATTAGAAGCACACATAGTTATATGTTTAGCAAATCTAAGCATATAATTTTTTTCAGTGGAACCTATGTAATTTTCTCCTGTTATTTTGTTCCGTATTTGGTAAACACAGTTCATTTACTAAACCTCGTAGTATAATACTATTTAGTAAATGAGTTATTTACACCCAAGATGGTCGTCTTTCAGGCATACGAAGATAATTAGATGCAACCCAAGGTTTGGATGCGATATACATCTTGTAAGCAGTAAAAGTGTCAATGCTTGTGTCAAGTTTATACTCATCTGGCATAGCACGGGCAAATGGTGTTACTTCAGTAATCTTACCTTTAGGAAAAAGATAGTATGCCTGAAGAAGAGTATTATAACACGAATGAACCTTACCATAACGAAGTTGAAATTCATCACAGAGGTTCATACCGTGTTTGATTAACCAATAGGCATTATGAATGCTTTCTGCTGCCCATTTGGTGCAAGGGTGATTACGAAATGCACCTTTCTCAGTTGCATAAGGAGTTCCATCTTTTTTGGGGAGTGTTCCGTAATTATGATACCACTTTGATGCTACGATGGAAAGCATTTGACATGATTCAAGAGGCATTTTAATCACCAATTTGTCTGGGAGTGAAATCGCACTCTCCGCTGGAAATTTGTTTGTTGCAAAGATGTTCATAATAATCAGCAAGTTTTCTCAATTCATCAGGTGTAGCATCTCTTTTAAGGATATTTGCTCTCCTACTAATAACTACAACATTTCCTTTTATGTATCCTTTAGAACTATCAATTCTATCTACACTAGGAGCACACATCCAAGTTTCTCTGTTTTCTCTTTTCAATTCAAATCCAAATACAGGACATTTCTCTGGGATTATAATATCTTTTAAATCTATAGAAAACTCTCTACCAAGTCTTTTACATCTAGATTTTATATTTGAATATAAAATCTTAGATGCATCAACTTTCCAATCTCTATCTCTCCTTTCTTTTTCTTTAAGTGCTCTAGAACAATTTTTACAAGTTGTTCTGTGTTCTGTTGTTGTTGTTCTTGTCTTATCTAATAGAGAAAATTGCCATATATTTTTTTGAATATTGCATACATCACAAATACGCCATTTTTCTGGGTTATCTTCTTTGTGTTGCTCTTTAAATATACGAGCATTACATACATTCATACATTTACGAGAGCAAAACTTTTTTTGTCTTTTTTTAAGAATAGAGTTACATTCCAAACAATACATTTGATCACTTTCTAACTACATAACTATTTATAAAAAGAATGCTTACAAAACTACATTCACCCAAACTGACTATCAGGTTCCAGAGCAATATAGTAATTTAAATTGTACTTTTCATTGGTGAAACGAGATAAAAGTTTACGTGAAACAACTACATCATAAGTACCCGGAATGATCTTAATGTTTTCTACCTTAAAGTTAAAAGTAAAGGTAGAATTAGTTTCACCAACTACAATAGAATATTCATTTGAAGTGTCATTCTTTTTATCACGAACAACTAGACGAATTACACCTGCTTCACCAACTGCAGAAAGATCTGGGAGTTGATAAACTGCAGATGCCTTAATGAGTTTATCAAGTTGAGAATGTTCCAATTGAAAGCAAACATCTTCAGATGGAAGAGAAATTTGCTTTTCTGGTGGAGAAACAATTACTTCAGGATCGGCAAAAAAGTATTTTACTCTTCTTTTTCCTTCACGAATAATTACGTGAGAATCATTGGTAAAATCAAGATCTGGATCTTGATGCAAGTTCAATCCATTCAAAAATTGGTTAAGATCATAAATTGCAAAATCTTTTGGAAATTCTTCTTCAACTTCTGCCTCTGCAAGAATGTTTTTCATCACAGAAATACTACGCAATTTATTTCCTTTTTTGATAAGGATGCTTTGGTTAATAGAAGAAAAATTTTTTAAAATTGCCAAAGTTTTTTCAGATAATTTCATAGTTTGGGGTTTCAATTTCACTTGTTTTCAATAAGATTTAGATGATTAATCAAAAGAATTGTGTAATGCAAAACTTTGAATAGATCAGCACGAGGAGTTCCTTTTGTATCATACCTATCAATATACTTGGTGACGTTACCAGCACAAAACCCTTCACGACGATTATGTTTAATCTTATCAAGTGTTTGCTCTGTTCCTCCACCAGTACGATCAACATAATGCTGACTATAAGTACCAGCAATATATTGCTCAAGTTGTTTCAGGATTTTATCTTCATTATATTTCCAGAAACCATTAGCATTTGTATTGTCAGTCATAGTAAGTATAAATTCATTGAAATTTTTTTCATCTTCTGGTCCAAACATAGTAAAGAAGTCATAGCAACCTTTACCAATCATATCAAAGAATCAAAGGTCAGTCAATCATTTTACTAAATCCTTTTACTTTTTCAAATTTAATTACTTTATCAAATTTATCAATTAATTCATCTGTCTTATGTGATATAACAAATACATTAGTATTACTAATAATAAATTTAATGATACGTGTAAAATAATCAGTTCCAGCAAAATCCAAAGAACTATCAAAAACCTCATCCAAAATAAGGAGATTTGTATTTACAGAATTCTTAAGTCTTGCAATTTCCCTCCAGGTAAATAAAATTGAGAGATTGATTCTCATTTTTTCTCCTTCACTAAAAGACTCGTAACTAAAATCTTCATAGATTGGAGATTTTATAAGTTCTTTAAATTCTTCATCAAAAGTAAAGTTAATGTAAAAATCCATCAACTGCAAATACTTATTAATGAGTTGATTCATTGTAGGCAAATAATTTTGTATAATTTTTGCCTTTATCCCTCCATCTTTCATCAATAGATGCAGAAATTCGTAATTTGAGATGTTTTCTTTTTGTTTAGATTTATTTGTTACTATTTCTGTAAGTTTTTGTTCTAACTTTTTTAATTCATCTCTTTCAGAATTTCTGTTTTTAAATTGTTCGGTAATAGTTTGAATTTCATTTCCAAGATCTCTAATTTGTTTTTGGTTGAATGAAATCCGAGTATTGTTTTGAGAAATCTCATTTGTAAGTTTTGCAATCTCCGTAGATAGAGCAACGAATTGACGCTCTCTCTCTTGTTCTACTTTTATAGTCTCCTCAAGATCTTGATAACCTTTTTGGAGTTCCTTTGCTTTATTTTGAGCGTCCGTAATTCTATTTAACCGAAACTCTTCTTCAATAGTCTGAGTACATGTAGGGCAGACCGAATTTTCAGTAAAAAACTTATGCTCTTTAGTAATTGTAGATACTTTTTGAGAGATTTTGCCTTTTAAATTATTAAGTTTCAGCAACTTATCCCCTGCACCAATAACTTCTTCTTGTAATTTAGTTTTATTAAAAAGACATGCCTCAACTATAGAGATATGTGTCATGCAATCAGCAACTTCGGCATCTAACTTGGCAATCTTTTCTTTATTGGTATTGATATTGGCATTACCACGATTCTCAAGTTCTTCAATAAAACTTTTTTGCATTTCAATCTTTTCTTCTGTTGATTTTTCAAGAAAAGATGAATCTTTTATTTCTTCATTGAATTTACGTATCTTATCTTTAATTACAGAATTCATAGAAGAAAATATTTTTATATCCAACAAATCTTCTACAATTTCTCTTCTTGTTGCAGCAGAGAGTTGCATAAAAGGAACAAAAGAGGCACTACCAAGAATCACAATCTGAGTAAAAGATTTATAATTCAATTTAAGAATACTTTCCTCTAATTGTTTTTGTTGGTCAGTAGTAGCAGAAGATTGATTTTGTAATACACCATCAATCCAAATTTCAAAAATATTTGGTTTGATTCCTCTTACTACTTTATATTCTTTAGTACCAATACTAAATTCAATTTCAACCAAACAATCTTTAGAATTAGTTGAATTTATAAGTTGAGGTTTTGTAATTTTTCGGAATGCTTTGTTGAACAGAACAAAACATAAAGCATCCAGCAAGGTACTTTTTCCTGAACCATTAGAACCAACAATCAATGTTGTTTGATTGTCAACCAAATTAATTTGTGTTGGTTGATTTCCAGATGATAAAAAATTACGATATGAAATTTTTTTGAACAGAATCATAATCTCGTGGGGGTATTACAAAGTCATTAGGGGTAATTATAGCATAACTATATCCATACACTTCACAGGTTTTTATTGCTACTTCATCTTCTACTTCAACTACAGACATTTCTGGATAATCTTCTGCTTCCAAAAGTCCAGCGTATCTATAAGCGTCATCTTCTTCCTCAAAAATATACAAAGTCTTATCTCCGTCTTCATTCAATACTGCATAAGCACCTTCATCTTCTTGTTCTTTAATTGATAGTATATACATTATTCTATTTCTAATGCTTCTTTATAAACATCTCTTAGAAGATTTTTAATAATTGTTTTATCCAAACTAAATTCAGCTTCTTCAACATATTTATCCAAAATGCTAAGTGTATCTTCTGCCGAAAATTGTTCATTATTTACATTTTCGTCATAAACATCAAAATTTTCAACAATCTTAAACTCTATAGGATTTGCATTCATAATTTGACTTACAAATTTGTCAAACTTTAGATGATTTTCTTTTTTTTCAACAAAAAGTTTAACCATTTTGTTTTTTAATAAGGAAAAATCAATATCTTCGCATTCATCATTATAGTAAACTTTTTCAAACATTGTATAAGGATTTTCAATTCTTTGTAAAGAATAATCATCAGTATCTAAAATATGAAATCCTCTTTTATCATTTACATCCGACCAAAACATTTGATATGGATTTCCTAAGTAAAAGATTTTTCCATCATTACTAGAAGTATGATAGTGACCAGAAAAAACTCTATCAAATTTTTGAAATATATTTTTACTTAATCCATTTTCCTGTACGTGTCCTGGATAAACAGAAAACCCAGATAATTCCAAGTGACCAAATAGAACCTTTGCACTTGTCTTTTCCAGCAAAGAGAATACTTCTTTCTCATTGTCAGAACAAATCCAAGGCAAGAAAACACATTCAGTATCACCAATTTGAGTTTGAATTGGTTCTGATATTTTTACGATATTTGAATACTCATTCAATAAAACATCAATTGAATTTACTTCATTCGTATTTTTATAGTACGCATCGTGATTTCCAACAATACTATAAACTTTAATTCCAAGTTCTTCAAACTTATCATATACATTTTTCTTTGCCCACTGCAATGCCCAGTAATCAACTCCCTTGCGATTATCAAAGGCATCACCAAGGTGAACAACTACTTTAATTTTATTTTTCTTTAAAGTTGGAAAAAATATATCATTATAAAATTTTTCAAAATATTCGTGAAATGCTTTATTAGCTTTACGAAAATTATAATGAGTGTCAGTTATAAGTCCAATTTTCATTGATATGATTTCATTTGAATGTTTTCTTTGATTGTATTATAGTCAGAAAAATTTGGAGAGTCATCATCCACATAAAATAACTGCTCATATCCACTTCTTTCAATAATTTTCTCTTTGATTTCCATCTGCTTTTTCTCTTTTTGAATACGACGCAAGAAAGCATAATATACAATTTGTGTAAAATATGCAAATGGATTTGATCTATTTACATCAAAATTATTAATATATTGAACACAATTTTCAACTCCATCACTAATCATGTCCTCCCGAAAAATGTAATTTACAAAATTGGGACGATAAGATAAATGAGTTGCTATTTTAAGAAAGCAATCTCCAAGATAATTTGTTATTGGTGGAGCTGGCAAATCTTGTTCTTTTGCTGCTTTAACTTTATTCTTATAAACCAATAAAGCATCATAAAAGTCTTTATTGTTTACGTAATGCGGATTCTTTTTGATTTTATTCATTTGTAAAGGAGAGAGTAAGACTACCGATAATAACTACAATTTTACCACATCAATGAGAACTTGACAAACAAATAAAATACAATTAAAATCACTCTGTTAGGGTTGAAGATAAATTATATCTTTTAGTTATTAGACTTATATAACTTCTCTAAGGATATTCTGGCATCAGCAATGTTAGAAAGATATCCCATTTTTTCTGATAACTTTGTTTTATTTGATTTTCTATTTTTATCTTTTACATATTTTGTATGCATTTTAATTAAGTCTTTATCTGAGACTTCTGTAATTGTTATAATTTTATCCATTTTTACAATGAATAAATCTTCATCACTCATTTTAATCCAAGGACTTACTTTAATTGTAGTCATTCCTAAATGACGAACTACAATCGTTTCCATAGTTACCGGACAATCTAACATTAAAAAAGTTTCATCATCATCTTCACAAGGGCATATCTTTGAAAAAACTTCTTCTCCAGAAGTTAATTTTATAATTCCGTAAAACTCTTCTTCCATTTATTTTTTAAAATTAATTTGTAAAATTTCATAATTAAATTTTTCCTCATTGTATATTTTAATTCTTTCGATTAAATGATTAAGAGTATAATTTTTTCTTGATTTGTATGTTGCATCATCTGCAATATCATAAAGTATTGCTTTGTTTTTGTTTTCTCCTTTTCTTAAAACTCTACCTATTGATTGAAGATTGCGAATTCTTGATTTTGATGGTGAAGCAAAAATTACATTATGAAGATTTTTAATATTAATACCAGTGCTAAATGTTCCATAAGATGCAACAATAATTGCATCATTTTCTTTTTCTGTGATTTCTCTTATTTTTTCTCTTGTTTCAGTATCAACTCCGCCGTGGACAAAAAATACTTTTCTTTTTTTTGAAGCTGAATTATTTATAAGTTCATATAGAATTTGTCCATGAGATTCGACACGATTAAAAAGAACTAGACTATTTCCTTTTAAATCTAATACAAGATTTTTAATAAAATTGTTCCTCTTTTCATTTCCAATGATATATTGAACTTCTTCCTCATATTCATTGAATTGTTGAGAATTGTGTTTTAATAATAATATTTTAATTTGTAATTTTGAAAGATGTCCTTTTTCGATTAGTTCTTTTGTTTGAGTGACTTTATATGATGGACCAAAAAGTCCCTCAAGTACCCACTTATGCGTCTGTGACCCGTCTAGAGTTCCAGTGAACCCAAATCTATATTTTGCATTATCCATCTTGGTCATAATGCCTACAAGAGACTTTGATTAAAATTGATGTGCTTCATCTCCAATTACAACATCAAAGTTTTCATAAAAAGATCTAGGAAGATTATAAATTGATTGCCAAGTCGTAACTACTACTGGTTTATTTGTAATTTTTTCTTTTCCAGAATAAATTTTATGACAATAATTATCAGAATCC